TTGATTTTAAAATTTGCTGTTCAAGAATTTAAGGATGATCGAGAATACAAAAATTTATCTCCTAAAACGATTGCGGCTTACCTTCTTACATTAAAAGAATTTCAAGCCTTTTGTAGTGAGCAAGAGATTGTTAATGTTGAGGACGTTACCACATCTTTAATTAAGTCCTACCTTTTATACTGTCAAAAGGAACGAGAAAACAATCCCACGACAAGAAACTCTAAACTTCACACAATTAAAATTTTCTTCAATTACCTTGAAGAAGTTGAGATTATCGACTCGAAAAAAAATCCGATAAAACGTCTTTCATATGTCAAAGAAGATATTAAAATTGAAGCGTTTAGTGATTATCACATCACTCAGATGTTAAATTACTATCGCCGTATCAATAGCAGGAACAGGACATTCCATGCCTACCGCGACTATACAATTATCATCACATTGTTAGGGACTGGTGTGCGGTTAGGTGAATTAATTAATTTGAAATGGAATGATATTGATTTCAAGTCAGGCACAGTCACTGTGTATGGCAAGAAGCGAGAGCAGTCTTCTATTCCACTCACTGATAAATTAATTAAGGAACTTTCTGAATACCAAGTGTTCTGTCGTCAAACATTCAAAACATTGTCAGAGTATGTATTTACAAGTGATAGGAAAAATGAACAACTTAAAGTTGAATCGGTAAAATCACTCTTCAGACGATTGAAAGCAGCAATGAACTTTAAAGATGTGCGCCTATCTTGTCACACCTTTAGACATACATTTGCTCACCGTATGTTAATGAATGGATGTGATGTTTTTACTTTGCAAAAGATGCTTCGTCACAGTCAAATCAGTATGACTCAAAAGTATCTCAGCATTTGGGGAACTGCATTAAGAGAACAGAATGCGAAATATAACCCCTTAAATGGAATGGATTTGTAATAATTGAAAAATCCAATTGTATATAAATCGAAGGGAGTAATTAAAATGAAATCAATCGTTACCCTTACACATTCAGAAGAAGATGCAAAGTTTATACGTATAATGTCTAACCCGAAAAAATTACCTAATGTCACAGTTGGAAAAACCTATCCTATCAAGTGGGAAGTTCAATTTGAGAATGTTGGAGAGGAAATGTACATTATAGATGACAATGGGAATAAGTATTTTCAAGTTCGAATGTTTTGTAAGACGAGTTTATACGCTTTGTGACCGCCTGACGATGACCTAATGGGGACAGGTCGAAACAGTAACGTTGTGATAACGTGGCTGTCGCGGATATCCCGTGAAATATGCAGGGGTAAGATAAGACATATGTTGTATTGTGTTTTTAATTGTTCGGGATAACTGATGTTTGTGGGAGTTTCTGATCTTCGAAATTTTTAATGTAATCATTTCAAACAAGCCATCAATGATAGAAAAAAATTGATATACAAGGGTTTTCTATTTTTCTAGCATAGAATTAGATAGGTGTTTTAGGGAGACTCCGGTTATACAAATAAATGAACTTCATTATTGATTTTTTTGAGCAAAACGACACACATTCAAAAATAATACCTAAAAAAACCTTGTAAACAGTGGCTTTTTTAGGTGCGATCAGGTTTTCATATAGTAGAGACATGGATTAATTTTGTACAACAATACAATTTGAGCGTTTTTTGCGAAAATTGACACAAAAATAATATTTTTCTTCAAAAAAACGTTGATTTATCAGTGTTTTTAAAGTATCTAAAAGATTAGGTAATGTAGGGGGGGGAATTCTTCGTGCTTGGTTTTTAAAAGTACTAACAGGGAAGAAAATAGAAAACGTTACTTTTTAGAAACAGCCTAAAAACTCTTACGTATTAATGTGTTCAAGTATTCTCTAAAAATTTTATATAGTGATAGAATTCATCAAAAACCAGCATTTCATTGATTCCATATAATTGCATGGATTGAATGAAGGATTGGTTTCCTTCACAGCATTTTGTTTTCAATATTTATAACCTCTATAACTTGGGCACTTCATTTGAAGTGTTTCTTTTTTTTGTGAAAAAGTTTAGTTGGAGGAACTTTATTAAGGAGAGGATGGATTAAATGGAGTTTACAGAAGAACAACAAGCACACATTGACCAGATGCTTGCAGATTCAAAATCAACTTGGGAAACTGAAGTTCTTACACCGTTGATGACTGAGCGTAATGACCTGCTTCAGTTCAAGCAAGTGGAGAAATCAGATTCAGAAAAAGCACTTGAACAACGTGAACAGGAATTGTTTATGAAAGAACTTGCAATTGAGTTAAAGGTGAGTGGACTAGAAGACTTTGCTGACTTTTTCAATGTCGCTAATCTGGATGAACTGAAGCCTAAGATTGAAGCATTAACTACAATTTTAGAAGCAAGAAAAGTAACCAATGCCTATGTTCCTAATGAACACAAACAAACAAGCACATACGATCAAGCAGCGGCTAAGAATGATGTTACTGGAATGATTGGCGCAAAATTATCTAAACTATTTAACTAAAACAAATCTAAGGAGATTGATAAAACATGTTTAAATCTAATAATCTTACTGCCGGAGAATCTATTTCACTCGCTAAAGAAATCGTTAAAATTGGCATCACTGACACGCCACTTACATCTTTGATTTTGGCTAAAGGACTGACTGAGAAGGCGAATGGAACTGTTCACACTTGGAGAGAAAAAGCATATTCCAATGATGCAGATGTGTCTGTAATTGAAGGTAACGAAGATGTGAAGTTCTACCAATCTGGACGTGCTGAAATGAACAACGTTCTTGAACTGTTCCAGAAGGGTGTGTCTGTATCGGGTACAGCAAATGCAATCAATGTACAAGGTCAAGGAAAAATCTTCTCTAGCGAGGTTGCAGACCGTCTGACAGAACTTAAAGTGAATATCGAGAAGCAAGTGACCAAAGGTATCAAAAATGATGGTTCTGCAACTCCTTTTGTTCGCCGTATGGCTGGACTTGAAACTTGGGCTGATCCATCTAACCTGGTTACTGGTGCAACTTCTAAAATCATTACAGAAGCCGAAATTAAGTCCACTGTAAAGAAACTGTGGGATCAAGGACTCCCTACAGGTGAATACTTTGGTTTGGTCAATGCTGATATTAAAGAACAAATTGATGCGCTTTACAAAGGTTCTTACACATACAGCCAAACTAACGTATTCGGCATTATCGTTGATGTTATCCGTACTAACTATGGTAACTTGAATCTGCTCTTGTCTCGTCATGCGTCTGCCGACAAAATGACTGTATTTGATGCTTCTGCATTGTCTCTGGCATTCCTTCGTGAAGCCCAATTCGAAGCACTTGCGAAAACAGGTGATAGCGTCAAAGGTCAAGTAATCGCAGAAGGTACGCTGAAAGTAGCAAGTAAGAAAGCAGTAGCACAATATACTCTTAAAGCCTAATACATAATGAAGGGTGGGGGATTTACTCCACTCTTTTTTTATAAATAATTTTAGGGAGATGAATTCTATGTCTGAACGAATGGATTGGAAAATAAAAAGAATCCAACACAACATTAAACAAATAGACGTTACAGAACATCTCAAATGTAGCAGTACCCTGATAAGTTTGTATGAAAATAATAAAGGTGAAATGTCACCAGAGAGAATAGAAAGATACAAACAATTCATTGAAGGTAATAACTAAAACTAATAAGGTAGGTGTAAAAATGAAAGGATTGACTTTAACTCCCTTTTGAATAGGTTAGTGATTTAAACTAACTAATAATAGGGAGTATCAAAATGTAAGAGTTAGATGAGATCAATTTCATCTAATATGATCCAACAACTTAAAAGCAAATTTCCAAAATGGTGTAATGATACTGAACAAGGAAAGTATGACTTGTGCTTGTCGAATGATTTAGACTCTTTATTGTCTTGTTTATATTTACAACAGATTAGAGGGTATCAGATTAATTACTTCTACGATTTCAGCAACATATTTAAAGCAAAAAATACAGGTAAACAAGTAATTGGTGTAGACATGGCTCTTGAACGTGGAAAGGTTTGGGATAACCATATAACTAAAATAAGTCGGACAGATCGAGTAAATCCAAATTCAGCAAATGTCAATTCAGTAACAGGAATAAGTAGAGATAACTATTATACAAAGTATTGTGGCTCTACATTGCTCCAAATCATTAGTTATCATAATGTTCCAATGCCTGAGAGTCGAGAAGGTAAGATTATACTGCTTGCAATAGATAGCACGTTTCTTGGCTATTTTAACAATGATTTCAGGGCAATAAATCGAAGTTGGCTGGAACAATTAGAACTATTTGAACTATTGGATATTTTAGATTCAGGAATACATAAGTGTGAGTTTTACCGTGTCAAATCACAATATAATTTAGACGCACCAATTAGGGTAAACGAAAACGGAATACTTGAAACAAACATTAACCTTGCAGCCATGCAAGGCTTATTTGAGTTTCCACTAAGTTTATCAGCAGAGCAATTCAAACTGACTCATACGTTTGAAAATACTGGACGTTATGAACTAGCAAAAGACAAGGAATACAGTAAGCACGATATAAATGGTCTGTATAGCATGGCATTAACTCACAAAAACAAATTTAAATTCACCATGGGAAGTAAGACAGTCTACTAGGCTGTCTTTTCTTCTATGAACAAAGGAGATAAAAAACTATGGAACGTGATAACAACTTTTTTTATGTGTATGACAAAGGATTGGTAAAGCATTTGCGTTATGACATAGGGATTGAATTTAATTGCACAGGATTGAATGTTAAATCACAAGACCAATTTTGGCAATTTACGAAATCCGATTCACTTTATCAAGCAGTAACGGCATTCATGCAACAACGAAAAAGTAAGTAATTAATTTAATGGAATGGCTTTTAATGGAGGGATTAAATGAAGGATGTAATTAAGCAATTAAGTGAATTGTATATTATTCAGCGTGGACACTATTTGATTCAGTATCCTTTTGGTTATAAGCAATACACAAAGGGAAGCAAAGATGCAAAGGGAAACAAGGTTAAGCCTTTGATGGATTGGCAGTTTGAGAAGCACTTAGAAGGAATCATGACAGTTGGAACGTTCAGTAAGTTCTTTAGTAAGTTTATGACCTTTGACGTTGACTTTCATGATGCCTATCAAGCCAAGTGGGTTACATATAAGATTTCATATGTTTTGTACAATCTTGGCATTAACGAACATTATATTAGTTTTAGTGGCAACAAAGGTTATCACATTGACATTTTCTTTGAGGACTTGATTTCCATTGAACAAGCAAAGAAATTCTTTGATTTTGTTATCAACTATGCTGAATTAACTAATATATTTGATGCTGGCAACAAAGTGGAATTTCGTGTAACGGATAAATTAGGAGTTAAGTTGCCTCTAGGTAAGCATCAATTTAGCGGTAACTATTGCGGATTTTGTAAAGTTGAAGATGGCTTAAAGGTTATGACTGAAACAGGGAGCCATGAATATCTGTTCACCATTAAGAAGATACAACGTAAACAGGTTTTAGATATTCTGGACATGGAAGATGAGATTGACTTTGATAGTGATACGATCATTAAAACAGAAAAGGCAATAAGTAGTTATGTCGCACCTGAAAACCATACACAGTCAGAGGATTATTCCATAAGTAGGGCTATTGACTTGTTACAGAATGGTTTAAAAGTTCAAGGTAGCCGACACAATTCAATACTATTGATTGGTATGTATCTTAAGTACAGTGGGTTAGAAGAAGAAGAATGCAATGTAGAATTGCATTCATGGATGGATCAGCAGAAGACAGAGAATTATTCATCTAGTTTAGAGGAATGTCATAAGGACATTGACCAAGTTGTAAAAGATATCTATGAACGTAATTACAATTTAGCGGCAACGAATAAAGATTTGACGGTTTCTCTTAGTGAAATTAAATGGATTATGGATAACTGTCCAGACAAGAATCAGAAATTAATTGCATATGCCATGTTGATTCACTCCAAACGTCATGCGAATATGCAAGGCGTTTTTTATTTTACCTTTAACAGTATAGCAAGTGCTACAGGGATTACAGAAAAGACAGTTAGAACGCAAGTTAATAAATTGATTGAGTTTGGTGTAATTGAAGCCGAACGGAACAGAAAGGTAAAGGGTAAGGTCAGTAATGGAAAATGTAATTTGCCGAATTTGTACCGAATCAATTTTGATGTTCCAGTTGATTCATCTACCGATACATTTGTTACCAATAGTGGTAAGGACTTTAGTCAGTGCTTGAAGTATTATTTTTCAGATAAAGAATTGAAGAAGATGTTACCTAGACGACAATATGAAAGTATTATCGCTTAATTGATTTGCTCGTTAATACTTCTAGTCCTTTTTAAGGCAAGGACTTTTAGAACCCAAGCCCATCCTAAAATAATAAATAATCTATTGTAGGTAAAAACGTACAACTTTATAAAAGTAAGTGAACAAGGGGATTAAATCAAAGGAGATAATCTAAATGAATAAAATGATGGGTAAGATGTTTAACAAGTTGGTGATAGGGGCTGTTTATGTGATGGTTGGGTATATGGCATACAATCTGTATCTAGTCATGCGTGAACTTTTTAAGTCTGTATACCATATTTGTTTTGGAGGTTAAGTAGATGACAATTTATGATGTGTTGAAGAAGTTGCCTTATAAAAAACAACTGTATGTTAAATATAAATTTAACTTGTGGATGGACAGAGAGAAAGAAATGACTGAGACAGAGTTCCTTAAACAGGTTGATTTGAAGTCTATGGGGACTTATTACAGATGGGAACGTACTCCTGAGTTTAAACATATTACTAGCATTGTGTTGGCTACTAAGCAGGCTAATGACCTGTTAGAGATATATGAGCAACTGAAAATTAAAGTTGAATCGAACCCTAATCCAAAGGATATTGAAATGATGCTTAAACTGATGAAGGAAATAAATCTACATAACAAAGAAGCAGAAAAATTCTTTGCTAAGAACGATGAAGAAGATGAAGACGATCTAGAATTGTAAACCTCTACTGCAAATTTGATGGGCAGATATTCCAAAATGGAAATCTGAAAACTCAATAATGATTTGTAATTGAGTATTGTCAGATTCGGATGTAACAAATCGTGACCACTCAAAGAAGTTGAGCCGTGAGTTAGGACAAAATGGCCTGAGTTCTGATACAACGTTAAACTGACGCAAATTGTGGATAGTCTGATTTCGTGAAGTTCATTATGACAATCACGAATTTTCGTGATGGTTTTAAACTGTTAATTAAGGAGGTGATAAATTGGAACGCTTGGATGTTGTTGTTAAATTTTTGATTGGTATAGTTACTGGAATAGTATCATGGATGGTTGGAGGATTCGGATTAGTCTTCACCGTTCTTATTGGATTGATGGCTATAGACTTTATCACTGGTATTATGGTTGGCATGTATGAAAAGAAAGTAAATAGCAGGATCGGAACAAAAGGATTGATCAAGAAACTATATATTATCCTTTTGATTGGAGCCGTATATCTAATTGAGGTTGCAGTATTAAAAGGCAATGGAATAGTATCAGATGGTGTGTCAGGTGCTTTTTGTCTTATAGAGTTTGTTAGTTTGACAGAAAACGGTGGTAAACTCGGTATTCCATTACCGGATAAAGTTAAAGATATTATTCTAGTATTGAAGAAGCAGGACAAAACAAATACATAGGATTGAGGATATAAATGGAGTCGTTATAAATTAGCGGCTCTTTTTTGCGTTCAGGAAGGAGATTAAATGGCAGTAGCAACGGTAAAAAAGAAAAGTAAATTTGATATGGTTATGGATGATTTCAAGGCATTTGCCAAGAACTTTGTTAAGATTGTTGACAATGAGGGGAATACAATTCCCTTTGTGTTAAATAAGGAACAATCTGATTTTATTGTCCAGATGCAAAAGTTTAATATCATTTCCAAATCTCGTCAGATTGGATTTAGTACAATGAGTTTGGCCTATTGCCTATATAATGCGGTCAAGTATCCCAATACAAGTTATATGATTGTTTCATTATCAGGTGAGTCAGTTACGGCATTATTTGAACGGTTAAAGTTTATGAATGAAAATCTGCCAAGAACAAAGTATCCATTTCCTAAGACTGATAGAGATAATCGTGGTGAGTTATGTTTAAGCAATGGTTCTAGGGTACAGATAGCAGCCAGTGACGGTAAACAGATTGGACGGGGTAATACATATCAGTTTGCATTGCTTTCGGAATTTGCCTTTTATCAAGGTGACCAATCAAAGGTTTTGACTAGTTTGGAGCAAGCATTAGCCAAGAATCCAACAAGTAAATTAGTTATCGAGACAACGGCAAATGGTACAGGTAATTATTACTATGACTTGTTCATGCGCTCTTGGAAAGGTAGAACTAACTATAAAGCATTCTTCTATGGTTGGACGAGTAACGCCTATAAAGACCAGTTTAAATTTGAACATGATATTGCAGAGGAATGGTTCAAGGCACAAAATAGAGGGCAACGGTTATTAACAAAAGATTTAACTGATGAAGAGAAACGAATCCACGATATGGGAGCCAACCTTCGTATGTTGATGTGGAGACAATGGAAGTTAAGTTCAATGTCACTAACGGACTTCCAAACAGAGTTCCCATCCTATCCAGAAGAAGCATTCAAAACAAGTGGACAGAACGTATTTGATCAAGGGAAGATATTAGAACACTTAGAAAATGTTCCAGATCCAATAAGTAAGGATGAGTTGAAAACTGAATTACCTGAAACGTTACTCAAATATATAGGTAAAGGTTTGAATGTCTACCATTTACCTAAACGTGGTGTGCGATACTACGGAGGAAGTGATGTTGCAAGTGGTTCAGGCGGTGACTCAAGTACGTTAACGTTGATGGATGCTGATGGTGTCCAAGTATTGGCATTTGATCATAATAAAGTAAGTGTATATGAGTTTGCAGAAGTGCTTAATGTGATTGGCAGATACTATAATTACGCTTTCCTTGCACCTGAAAAGAATAGTTACGGATTGCCAGTAATTGAACGTCTTAGAAATGATCATCAATACATGAATCTATATAAACATAAGACGTTTGACCAGAAGGGTAATAAGAAGTTTGCCCTTGGATGGCTTACAACGGATAAAACAAAAGCAATTATGATAAGCGACTTTAAGGAATCATTTGAAAAGGGCCTAATCCTTGTTAATGATAAGGAAACCCTTCAGCAGATGATTCTTTTTATTGAGATAAACGGAAAAATGGGAAACAAAAGAGGGGCAAACAATCATGATGATATGGTCATTGCTCATTCGTTAGCAGTTCAAGCAATGAAAAATAACAAATGGTATGTATAAGGAGCGTGTGAAATGGGTACAATTAATCAATTCATTGAGGAATTTGGTTATGGCAATGAATGGTTTGCCGAGTATGTTAATGAAGTACATAATCAAATGAGAGTAATGAATATTCTAGATACCAAAGAGTATCTTGCAGGTTCACATGCTATTAATAAGCGTCCTAATGAGATGTTTAATGGCAAGGAGTTTATTCCTAGACGTATCGTTTTACAGTATGCAAAGCGGTTACTGGAGTTTGGTACGGCTTATCTGATTGGTAATAAGGTTACTCTAACGGGTAATGAAAAGGTAGTAGAAGCAGTTAGTGCGGTATATAGAAACAGTTATGATAAGACTGACTTTGACCTAGTACATAATGTTAATCGTTACGGTAACGCCTATGAGTATGTATTTATTAAGAATGGTAAGATTACAAGTAAACTTATTGATGTAGCAGATAGTTATCCAGTAGTTGATGCTGATAATGAATACATTGCATTTGTAGAGAGTTACACTATTAATAATGTCACGTTTTATAATGTGTACTATCCAGATCGAGTTGAGAAGTATACCAATGCTGGTGGAGAACTACATTTAAAGGGAACATTCGATAATCTAACTGGATTGCCTGTAATCTATTGTAATGATAATCCTGTTAATGATGTGTTTGGTAGAAGTGATTTAGATGATTATATAACTATCCTAGACAGTATGGAGGATTTGATTAGTAAGAGTACAGATGCTTTCTATAAATACATTACAGGTATTCCGATTGTCAAGGGACAACAACTTAAAGGTGATGGATTGCCTACAGAAATATTAGGTGGTGGGCTTGTTCTTGATTCAGATGCTGACTTTATGTTTGCTCAAAATAAGTTTGATCATGCAGCATTTGAAACATTGTATAAACACCTTATGACCAGTTTACTTGATATTAGTTCAACACCTGGAGTAGTCATTGGTAAGGTTGATATAAGTAATCTTAGTGAGGTTAGTATTAAACTAATGTTCTCATTGAGTAATCTTAAAGCCATGATAAGTGAGAAATTTATCAAAGATGGCATGAAACAAAGATATGAGAAGATTAGAGGACTTTTAGAGTTACAAGGAATGAAGTTTACTGATGAAGAATGGGATACACTTGATGTTACTTTCCAATATGCTATGCCGCAAAGTGAGAAGGATGTCATTGATAATCTGTCTAAGTTGAAGGGAATGGGTGCAATCAGTATTGAAAGCATTCTTGGTCATAGTCCGTATACAACAGATGTGAACAGTGAAATGATTAGATTGACCAGTGAAGGAGATAAGGAAAGAGAAGGCAGTGAAATTAATAATGATATTACTAACTAAAAGTAGGTGACGTTGTTGATTGATGATATTATAAAAACATAATTAAAACATAGACAAATTGATGAGGGTAATATGTTAACAAACGCACACCTGTTACTATAGGAATATTCTGTATCGAGTGCTAATTTAGCATAAAGCAGAAACAAAGTTGAATTCCTCTTATTTTATTTACTTTTTTTTGTAAAATTTATAATCATCTATCCGCTTCCTGAATATCAGGTATATAAGATACATTGTATACCTGATAGACCACTATCTGCTGTAGTTAGTAGTCTATTTCTGAGCAATTTGGAGCCGTTTAATGTGGAATGGTGAATTATTTGTACTAATACGCATATTTACATGGGGATTTTGAAGTAGTGGGTACTTAATTGGTGGATGTGATACCTCAAAACTGGAAAACATTTCTGTAGCCAATGCAATTACACATGAACAAAAAAATGGAATTATTTCATCGAATATAAATTCTGTGTACAAAATCTAATTTGGAGAATTAGAGGATTGGTATCAGAAGAGCGAAGAGCCAAAGATATTTACGATATATTGCTGAGACAGATTCCTTGCATGATTATAGTCATTTGGAACCACTAACAACATAATTTTCTATTTCTATATACCTATGTCTTTGATAATGATATTATAATGGGAAATATAGTATTGGAGATGTGAAGATGTTATTTTGTACAAAATGTGGTTCCGATTTATCTGAAGATAGTTTATTTTGTAATAAATGCGGTACTGAAATTAATGCAATTCAAAAAGTAGTTCAATCGTCACAAGTAAATGACGAAACCCAGGTTATTACATTGACTCCAGAAGAACAGAGAGCCCAAAATATAAAACAAATAAAAAGTGACGCTAAACCTATCCTTGGATGTTTTGGACTCATTATTGTATTTTTTATCCTTCTTGGGGCTTGTGGGGCTTTTAATAAATCAGAACCAAAAAGATTAGAGGATTATACGAATAAAGAAATGAATGATTTTTTGAAATGGAAATTAAAAGAGGATCAGAAACAGAGGGATAACGAACCATTTTTCAAGTGAAATAAATACATATACTCAAACCTACTCTAGCCAGTAGGTTTTTTTCTTACGAAAAAATCATTACAAAGGAGAATCATTATGAAGTTTACGGAACGCCTTAAATTAGAGACACAAGGCATCACTTTGTCCTCCACTGAATTATCAGTTTACCTTGAAGAAGAAGGAGTAACTGATTCTGAAGCGGAATACTCCCCATTTTCCAACATAGATAAACGTAATATTTATTCAGCAGCCCTATCTGTGTTAAATAGTATTGCCAACAATCCCTCCATGATGAAATCCTACAAAAGTGATGATATCACTATTACTGATTTTGCTGATTCAATTCAAAACCGCATTGATCAACTTGAACGGAAAATTCGTATGATGGTTGTCACAGATGATATGAACAGTAATAATTCAATGTTTATGTTATTTAATTCTTAA